GTAAGAAGCGACAGTCATTTTCACTCTCTTCAATTAAATTTGTCTAAGGATATTGATTATGGCAAACGCAACTCCATCACGCTTGGGTATTGTCGATAAGGCAGCACCAAGCGGTTTCGCGGCAGACAATGCTCTGTTTCTTAAAGTCTTTGCTGGCGAAGTTTTAACAGCATTTGACGAAACAAACGTAATGAAAGACCTACATACTTCACGCACAATCGCGTCAGGTAAGTCAGCGTCATTCCCAGTAACAGGAAAAGCCAACGCGGCGTATCACACCCCAGGCACACCTCTATTGGGTACACAACAAATCGCTCACAACGAAATCGTTATCAACATCGATGACGTTCTTGTTGCTGACACATTCATCGCAAACATCGATGAAGCAAAGAACCACTACGATGTACGTGCAGAATACTCACGTCTTCTAGGTATGGCTCTTGCAAAAGAATTTGACACACGCACAATGCGCGTAGGTCTACTAGGTGCCCGTTCAGCGGCTACAGTACTAGGCGGCAACGGCGGTACTACACTAACAACAGGTTCTGGCGGTGGTGCTATCACTGGCGCAGAACTAGCGGCAGCTATCTTTGATGCGGCTCAAGCAATGGACGAGAAAGACGTTCCAGAGAATGAGCGTGTAGCAATCGTATCTCCAGCTGAATACTACAAACTTGTTCAAGAAACCAACGTCATCAACCGTGACTGGGGTGGAGCAGGTGTATACGCGGACGGTACAGTTCTTCGCGTTGCAGGTGTTCAGATTGTTAAATCTAACAACCTACCATCTGGCGTTGTCTCAGCAACTTCTGGTGAGAACAACACTTACAATGGCGATTTCTCAAACGTCAAAGCGTTGGTCATGCAGAAGCAAGCTATCGGTACTGTTAAGCTTATGGACCTAGCAGTCGAGCGCACATCTGGTGACTTCGAAGTCATGTACCAAGGTACACTAATGGCAGCGAAGTACGCGATGGGCCACGGCATCTTGCGTCCAGAATGCGCAGTCGAGATTAAAGCGACAGCATAATTCATTTCGGGTCAGCCTACGGGCTGGCCCATTTTTTTCTAATCGCATGAGGACAACATGACTAAACCATCGTCCATGACCGAACTAGAAGCGGTCAACGTCCTACTCACGACCATCGGTGAGGCACCTGTAAACACACTGTCAGGTAACCAAGTGACAGACGTAACGATTGCTAAACAGGTTCTGAATGAAGTGTCCCGTGAGGTTCAATCACAGGGGTGGCATTTCAATACCGAACCCAAGGTAAAGATTACCCCCGATCAATTTAAACATCTACTGGTTCCCGCAGATACTTCTCGAATTGATAGCAATGAATACAACGTTGTTATTCGAGAGGGAAAACTTTTTAATCTTGATGAGCGTTCCTACGAATTTGATAGCCCCATTGAAGTAGACATCGTGTACTACAGGGACTTCGAGGTTCTGCCTGATATTGCTAAAAAGTATATCACAATACGAGCATCACGCATCTACGCTGATCGTATGATTAATTCAGAAACAATCCATAGAATGATTGCCAAGGATGAACAATCAGCCCTTATCGACCTAAAAGAATTCGAGGGAGACACCGGTGATTACAATATGATGGATAGCTATTCAGTAGCCCGTGTAATGAACCGTGGACATAAGAGGATACTAATGTAATGGGAATGATTAGTTCTGCCATCCCGAACCTAGTGCAAGGCGTTTCGCAACAATCCCCTGCCCTGCGTCTGTCTTCTCAGGCAGAACTTCAGGAGAATGCTTTCCCATCTCTTGTTGAAGGGCTACAGAAGCGACCACCGCTAGAATATGTAGCTACAATGAAAGCAACTGAAACTTCAGGGTCTTTCACACATCTTATCAACCGTGATGTAAATGAGCGTTACTTTGTATTTATTAACGCTTCTAATGAAATTTCTATCTATGACCTTGATGGTACTGAGCGAACCGTGACGTACCCTGACGGGGATACTTATCTCAATTCTACAAACCCAACCGCAGATTTTAGAGCGGTTACCGTGGCTGACTATACATTTATTATAAACAGTTCCCAGACTGTTCAGATGTCACCCGCATTATCTCCCATCTTCCCATACACTGGTTTGATTGCTGTCAAACAAGGTGATTATAATCAACGATATGCTGTTTACTTAGACGGTACAATTGCAGCTGATATTACAACTTCAGCATCAGATCAAACACAGACGCGAACTGACGACATTGCAAGTAGACTTGCTAGTGCTATCAATGGACAGGCAGACTTTACGGCCCGTGCAGATGGCTCAACGGTTGTCATTAACAAGACTAATAACGCAGAGTTCGACTTAGCAACTTACGATTCAATTGGTGATACAGCTCTATCAGCTACAGTCGGTACGGTCCAAAGATTTGACGACCTGCCTAACAAAGCACCTGATGGTTACATAGCACACGTGCAAGGTGACCAGACGAATAACTTTGATGACTACTATGTAAAGTTTGTGTCTGATAACGGGACTCAAACTATCTCAGGAGAAGGTACTTGGATTGAGTGGATCAAACCTAACATTCAATTTGAATTAGATTACGCCACAATGCCTCACCTTCTAATCAGACAACCAGATGGCTCATTTACATTTGAACAGGCTGAGTGGGGTGACCGAGCCGTTGGGGATGAAATTTCTATACCGACACCTTCATTTGTAGGAAATAAACTTACAGACATATTCTTCTTTCAAAACCGTTTAGGTTTCTTGTCGGGAGAAAATGTAAACATGTCGCGTATCTCAGAATACTTTGACTTCTTTTCGACGACTGCCAGAACCATTCTGGATGACGACCCAATCGATGTTGCAGCAAGTCACACTAAGGTAAGCTCACTGAAACATGCTATACCGTTTGACCGTAAACTACTCCTATTCTCAGATCAGACACAGTTCATATTTAAGGGTGGTGAATTTCTATCACCTAAGAATACTTCAATCACTCAGACAACAGAGTATGAAGCCAGTACGGTAGCTCAACCAGCAGCCGCTGGTAATGTTGTGTACTTTCCCGCGAACCGTGGTGGGTTTACAGCTATCCGAGAATACTATGTTATCGACGATACAGACAGATCAGATGCTACCGACGTTACTTCTCATGTAGCTAAGTATGTCCCTGATGGGGTTTACTCGATGACTGCTAGTACCTCAGAGAACGCTTTGGTGTGTCTAGCAGATGGTGAACAAAGTAACTTGTACGTCTATAAGTATCACTACGCTGGTAGAGAAAAGGTACAATCGGCTTGGTTCAAGTACACTTTCAACGGTATCACTATTTTAAATGCTGAGTTTATCGAGAGTGCGTTGTACATTGTAGGTAACAAAGGCGGTAGCACTGTACTATTTAAACTACATTTCGACGCTGGTCGTTTTGACCCAGATCAGGAATATGTGACACGACTAGATTTCAGATTGACTGAAGCTGACGTGACTATGGTCTATGATGCAGTTATAGATCAAACTACAATCACAACACCTATCACCCTCACAGACCCAATCGTCGTAACTCGCGGTTCTAACCATGGAACCATATTAGGCACTGGCCTTGTTTTAAGCGGCGATAAGACAGCGGAAACATTTTATGTAGGTGAACGCTACACTATGACATATGAGTTCTCTGAGCCTACACTCAAGGAACCTACAGGCACTGGTGGTCGAGTTGCGATTACTGGTGGTAGATTACAAATCAAACACTGGCTGCTACGTTACCAAGATAGCGGCGACTTCACTGTGAAGGTTGAACCACGTCACCGTCCCCTAACGGAATACGGTTTAGGTGGAACCTTCGATTATACAGGTAGATCGATTGGTGGTGGTGCTAACGTGCTTGGCTCTACAACCTTGGCATCAGGAGACTTTCGTTTCCCTGTTATGTCAAAAGCAGATCGTCTGCGAGTATTTATTGAAAGTGACAGTCACTTACCATGTCAGTTCTTATCGGCTGAATGGGAAGGTAACATGCACCTCAGATCAAGAAGAGTTAATGGATAAAATTCTTACGCCAACCACGGTGG